CACGCCCGGGGCGGCTTCAATCTCGGCCACCTGCGTGACTTCGACCTGCTGAGACTGGCCCGAGACCTTCGCGCCCTTGAGTTTCAGGAGCGTCGCGGCGTTGTTGATGTGGGCAGAGTCCAGCAAGGCCCGCAAAGCGCCCGTAAGGGCCGCGGAAAGCCCTCCAATGAGGTGCGGCAGGCCCACGGCGTAGGCACCGCGCCACGGGATGAACTTGTACTCGACGATCCAGTCGAGTTTGGTCATCGTTTCGTCGCCGTCTTCCCAGTTTCGGTACAGACCCACCACCTCGGTGTTGATCTCGTCGATCATCAGGATGTACGGGGCCGGTTCACCCTTGGTGTAGGGGTCGTTTTCGATCTCCAGCCACGCATAAATGTGGTAGACGCGGCGCAGACCGTCCTCGTTGTCGTTCGGAGACCTTCCTTCGATCTTGTCGGTGGCCTTTTGCGGGCCGGTCGGCTCGGGATCCATCGTCGCCCGCACGAAATCGGTGTCTCGGTACAGGCCAGAGGCGATTCGGGAACGGAATTCCCATTCGGAGATGTCATCGACCTCGGTCACCCGGGGCGAAGTGTAGAAATTGGCCGCCGCGAAGGGCAAAAGCACATTGTCGATGGGCAGAAACTGAGCGCAGGGGCGCTTTTTCTTCTCGTCGTACCAGATCTTGAGGTACTGTGAGCCTCCGAGCGGCAACTGGGTGAGCATTTGCTCCTGCTCGTCGCAGAATTCCTCGATCTGCTCCGACAATTGCCAGTTCATGTAGTCGCGCTTGCGCTCGGCAATCGCCACTTTCTCCTCATCGACATCGCCGAGGATCTTCGTGCGGGTCGGGCCGTCAGGCGGGAACAGTTCTTTGATGGCGCGGGCAGCGAAATCGACGCACGCCTCGGCCATCACGGGGTGAACCACCTTCGATGCGCCTTGGAAATTCGCGCCGCCGGGGGCGTCGTTGCCCAAACCGGTGCGCTTGATGCCCTCTTCGTACTGCTTGTCGCGCTGCTTGCGGGCTTCCTTGTCCTTCTCGGCCAGTTCGATGAACCGCAGCGCCATGGTGCTGAGTTCGCCCAAGTCGAGGATGTCGGTGTCGGCAAGGTTCTCGTAGAAATCCTTGCTGTCCATCGGCCCAGTGGTGTCCAGACGGACGCGAACAGACCCGTCGGGCAGTTCTTCGAGGTCGTCGTCGGTCAGTTCGAGTTCAACCTCCATGCCCTCTTCGCCCTCGGGCGGCTGCTCAGGCGACGCATCGTCGGGGATTCCCTCAACGAAGCGCCCAAACTCGGGGTCAATTGGCATCTGTGTGGCCATGTTCTGGTTCCTTTATTCGTTTGGGGCCATGGAAAGGCCGCTGGCGGGGGCGCTCTGCTGCTCCATGAGCATCATGATCACCTCTTCAGGGCTGACGCCCATCTCCCGCGCCATATCCAAGATCTGCATGGCCATCATCTCGTCCTGCGACGGCTGCTGCGGCTGTTCGGCGGCAGCCAGACCGCCCTCGTTGTAGCGCTTGGTCACCGAGCCGCCCTCCTTCTTTCCAAGGCGGGCCTCGCCGCGGATGAAGAGTTGCAGCGCCTGCTCGGGGGTAATGCCCATGCGCTGGGCCGCCTCCACCACCTGATCGGCGATCAGTTCAAGTTTGGGGGCACCGATGGGGGTCGTCACGCCGGTCTGGGGAGAGAACACGCCCCATGTCCGGCCCTGCGCCGACACCGGCTCGATGCCCAGTTCTCCTGCGACCTTCTCGCGCCACCACGGCGCGAGGCTGTACATCTCCGAGTTGGACACGCTCTTGCCAAAGTTCTTGGCCTCGCGGATGTCCGCCAGACCGACGGCCCGGCTCCAGTGCGCGTCACCCACCGGGGTCTTGGTCTGGAAGCCCACCTCGGGCACGCCAGACGCCTCGATGTACATCGGCACCTTGGGGCTGCTCATGTCCAGTTCGCCGCTCTCCACGAACCGGCGCATCGGCTTGGCCTGCGCGGTGCTGTGGTAGACATGGCCGGGCACGGTCAGCAGATCCTGCGGGAAATCCAGACCGCGCTGGGCGGCCGGGACGCCAGCAAAGCGCTCGAACTCGGGGAAGCGGCCCTGCTTGTAAAGGTAGTAGGCAGCCGTGCCACGCGGGATCTCGGTCGTGACTTCAGACCCCGGACTGGCCATGCCCATGAACTTGTTCATCATGTCGTACTCGCGCTTGGCAGCCTCCGGCCCGAGTTCGCGCTCCATCTTCTGGTACAGCGGATCCATGACATACCACGCATCCATGCCCCGCACCAGTTCGGGGTACTTCTCCGCCTCGGCGTTGGCGTCCAGCAGGCGCTGGGTGTTGCGCCGGTTGGTGATCTGCTCCGCGCCGCCGCGCATCCCCTTGGGGTTGGCCGCCAGCCCGGGCAGCGTGCCCGGCAGGTTCCCCTCCCGGCCGCGGGCGATCTGGTACAGGTCGTCGCGGGTCACGCCGAACAGGCGCTGAAGGTTCGGGGACTCAGGGGCCACGCGCTCGGCCGCCTCCTTGGCCACCTCGTCCGGGCGCTTGTAGATCCCGGGGAAGGCCATGCGCTCAGGCGTGGAGACCGTCTGGCCGGGCTTGGCCCGCTTGGTCGTCACTACGGCCGGAGCCTCGGGCGGCTTGGAAACCGATTGGCTTTCGATTGGCTTGGGAAACGGTTCCACCGCAGGCAGTTCAGCCGCCTTGGGCTGGTCGGCCATGCCCAGCAGGCGCTTCAGGCGGTTCTTGGCGGCCTCTTTGGCCCCGGCGGGTACGGTAGGCATCAGCGCTTCCCCTTGATGGCGGACAGGCCGCCCTGCTTGAACGGTTGGACGGGCGTGGGCTTATACATGATGGCCGTGCCCTGCTGCGGGTTCATCAGGCCCTCGTAGCCATACTCCTTGGCCATGCGCTCCACATCGGTGAAGGCTTGGGAGGGATCGGCCACGCCCTTGTTGTACTTGGCCGTGAACGGCGTGCGGTTGGCCTCGGCGGCCAGCGTGCGAAGCAGCAGGGGATCGGACGCAAGGTCATACAGGCCCTCGCTGCGGGTGCCGTAGCGGAAGCGCCCCAGCCCCGGCTCAGGACGCACTGTAGACGGGTCGCCGGTGTAGAAGTAGGATCGCTCCATCACCGGGTTGGCGGTTCCCGTGAGGCGCTCCATTTCCCGGCCCTTGATGCCGGTGCCGTACCGGCTCGGGTCGAGCATCTGGAGATCGGGCGAATGACTGAAGTGGGTCAGCATCTCCGAGGCCGCGGTGCCCGGCTCCGGCCGGATCAAGGGCTGGATGTACCCGGGCATCCCGCCGGTATAGGCGGTCTCGATGAACTCAGGGGGCAGCAGCACGCTCTTCTGGGGCGCGAACTGGAAGCCGCCCCATGCCTCCCCCAGCAACTTGTCGATCTCGGCCACATCGGCCTTCTGGCCGCGTCGGCTGGCCTCGTAGCGGGCCTCGTTCAGGCGGTTGATGCGGGACTTGATCTCGGCGTTGACCGGGGTGTAGTTGACGAAGGAGTTCTGGCCCCGGGTCTCGCTGGCCATGGCCATCCGCGCAAGGGGGGAGAACATCTGGGCGTGCGCCCCGTAGGCGATCTCCTCACCCTTGGGGCCGAACGGGTTGCCATGGACGGCGTGCCCGTAGAAGTCGTGAATGGCCCGGAACATCTCGTTGGTGTTCAGGCCAGACTCGGGGTCGAGTGCGTTTAGGAAGTCGTGCGGGTCGCCGCCTTGGTAGACATACAGGTGCCGGTTGCCGTACACATCGCGCAGCATCTCGCCGCTGCTCTGGTAGTTGCCCTCCCCGGCGCGGTGGTAGGACATATTCACCGGCAGGGCGTGGAACTGGTCGGCGGTCTCTTTGGCCAACTGGCGGTAGGACGCCTCCAGCAATTGGTCGTAGTTCTGTGCGCCGGTGGCCTCGACCAGTTCGGGGTAGCGCTTGCCGTATGCCTCGAAGACCGAGCGCTTGTAGGCGTCGTCACCGTCGGCGGCCAGTTGGAAGGTGCGCCCAATGGCGGACTGCTTCGCGAGACTGGAGGGCGGCATCTCGGGCAGGCTGTAGCCCTTGCCCCCGACGCGCTGGCTGTAGTCGTCGGCCGTGCGGTAGACGAAGTTCGACGGGTCTTTGATCAGTAGGCTGATCGCCTCGTCCGATACTGGTTGCGGAACATCGCCTCCACCTGATCCTGCGGCAGTGTCGGCTTGCCGTACTTCTTCTCGTACTCCCCGATCCTTTGGTCGAGCCGCTTGAGCAGATCTCGGTTTGACTCTGTAGAAGGGGCCTTCTTGGGCTGTTTCATATCGACTCTCCTTTATTTTTGGAACCTCAGGCGTGGCCATCGGCTTGAACTTCTCACCACGGCGCATCGCCCGTGCAGCGCGGACGGTGCCTGCCGCCCCGGGGATCAGCCCCAGCGCAGCGAAGGTGCCCTCGACGCCCGCACCCACCACATCGCCCTGCTTGGCCGCCTGCACCGCCTGCTCGCCGCCGCGCACGGCCTCCTGCGTTTGCAGGCCCGTGCCCAGAAACGGCACGAGGTCTGCCAGCCCGACATTGAGCGGCAGGTTACTGCTTGGGCCGCCCATGATCGTGTCAGCACGCTGGCGGGCTTTGTACCGGTTGACACCGAGTTTCTCTAGCCCGGCCTGCAAGCCTGACGCAAGGCGCTCGCGCACCGTCGGGTCATATGGCTTGATTTCACCGGTGATGGGTACATCAGCCATTAACTTCCCCTTGGTGAATCAATACCATCATCATAATCGCCGCGCACTGTCAAGTCCACCTACGGCTTGATGTAAGCCAGCGGCTCGTTGACGCGCATGACCGACTTCTCGGTGGCCTTCAGATCATTCAGCACCTCGCGGGAAACCAGTTCGAGGTCGTGCTTGCGAAGATGGCCCTCAATGATGTTGACCCGCTCCACCGCCCACAGAATGCGCGGGCTGCGGTGCAGGCGCAGGCGAAAGCGTGCGAAGAAGGTCTCGCACTTGGCGAAGTCGAACCATACCCAGATGGCTACGAACCCGCCCGGTGCGCCGTACAGGTTCAGGCCCAGCCTGAAGTAGTCGCCCTCTTTCTTGAAATGAATCATGGTGCCCTCCTCAAACAGCGTATGGGTTGACCCGGCGCGGCCTGCCGGTGTCGGCGTAGTCGTCCTCGTCCCAGTCCTCTTCGGGCGGGGGATCGACCTCCAGCCAGCCAGCGTCGCGCAGCCAGCGCAGGGCCTGCGAGGCGGTATCGACGAAGTCGTCGTGCGTGGTCTCGGGGAAGGCGCAGATCTGGCTCACGAAGCCTTCAGCCCAGTCCCTGACATATCCCTTGCGCTGGCTCGACTCGGGGATCCAGACCCGGCCGCGGGCGATGATGTGGGAGACGATGTTCAGGCGCTGCACCTTGTCGGCCTTGCCGGGGTTGTAGGCCATGACCGGCAGGTGCGCCCGCTGCAAGTCTTGGATCAGGCTGATGCCCGAGGACTTGTCCTCGATCAGGATCA